GCCACCCACTCGGTATGCATCACCATGCCGCATCGGTACGATACCTTGAGGCTGGGTGGCTTGCCGGGTTTTGTATGTACATTGTACGTACAATCCGACACGCTTAGCCATTCGGCCTCTATATCGGTCGATAGGATGGCCCCCTTGCCGGCGACCGCCTGGAATGTGGGCGCGGCCTCGGGAAACGCCGCCCCGCAATCCGGACACACGCGCACCGATGCCGGCACCTTGGACCCACATTCCTCGCACGTCTTTACCGGCGCCTCGCCCGATCCGCATTGCCCCTTGGGCTTGGGCTTGATAAGGTCGATCGGACCATGTTCGTCGACATTGCGGGCAAAGTCGAGAACCACACCAACCGTTTTGCCCGGCGATAGCCGCATCAGCCGCCCCAGCTTTTGCACATGAAGCGCGGGCGACTTGGTAGGCGCTAGGTCGCCGATCATCCTTAGCGGCGGTATGTCAACCCCAGTAGTGAGCGTACCGCAATTACTAAGATAGTCCAGCCGACCACGCACCATATCTGCAATGTATCGATCACGGACGCTTTCCGGAGTTTCGCCATCAATCACCTCACAGGTAAAGCCGCGCGAGCGTATCTCATCGCGAATATGGTAGGCGTGCTGTACGCCCGTTGCGAACAGCAGCCCCGGCCGCATGTCGAGCGCTACGATCTCATCGACGCATGCCCGCGTCACTTCGTCCTTATCGACTGCCTTTGCCAGATCGCCCGCGATGAACTCGCCGCCGCGCACCTTGACGCCAGACGTATCAAGCTCCTGACCCGTGCGCCTAGTGGTAATCGGGCACAGATAGCCGCCTTCAAGCAATTCAGGAATGGTCGTCTCATGGCAACAATCGGTAAACAGGCTTTCCGGCTGGCCGTAGATCATTCCACTGTCGAGACGCCAAGGTGAAGCCGTTAATCCTGCTATCCGCATGTGCGGGTTGATCGTCCGCATATCGGCCAGGAACTTGCGGTAACGCGTCGTATCCTTTGGCGAAATCAGGTGGCATTCATCGATCAGAATGATATCGTTAGCCTGCCGCTTATAGGCATGCTTCCAGATCGACTGAATGCCAGCGAACAGCACTTGCGACTGAATACGCTTTTGCCCGATGCTTGCGCTATAGAAACCCACCGGCGCATCGGGCCACACGGCTAGCAGCTTTTCACAATTCTGCTTTAGCAGCTTGGCAACATGCGTCAGCACGATTACCCGCGTATCGGGGTATGACTGGCATAGTTCTTTGATGAATTGAGCCAACACTAGGCTTTTGCCCGCTGCCGTAGGCAAGAGTGCCACCGGGTTGCCGTCGCTGCTTTCGAAGTAAGCGAACATGTCATCGACGGCGCGGCGTTGGTAGGACCTTAGCTGCATTGTGCCGACCGTAAAGCGGCCGCAGACGCACAAAGTCGATGGCAGTTACGATTGGTTACCCGATGAACACAATAGAAGTCCACCTCGCCGTCGATTACATCAGTTTTGAGCATCGCCAACAGGTCGGCACCAAGGTGTTGCGGATCACCCGCCCGGAAAGCGCACTCGTTACACGCCTTAGGCCATGGCATATCATTCAAATCAGGCTTAACAATGTTTTCAGGATCAAAATAAACTGCGCGTGGATCGTCATCCTCTACTGGTTCCATCATCGACATACTCACCTCCATCTTTCATCCGATAAACCACCACGCCCTCGCGCACGTCGGTTTGCGTCATGTTTAGCGCCGTGGGATTGTATCGATGTTCCCCGCACGGCACAAGCGGTTTTCCGAGCGCACACGTCCAGCCTTTTGTGCGATCCGGCGTAACGTGCATGCAGTTGCGGCACTCGCGATTCGGGAGCGCATCGCCGTGGCAGATATCGGCGAAGTCGCAAAAACGGCATGCGAATGACGTAGGCGTATCGGCAATGCGGGCGGGCGCTTCCTCGCTAAAGATGATCCGTTCCGCCTTGGCGCGCAGCCGCATCGCAAATACCGGATCGTAATCGGTGCGGCAGCCAGTCCAGTCCCTCGCCCCTGGCGATACGACCACCGTGTAATGCCGGTCGAAGCCCGTATAGTGCATGTATAGCTGGGCCTGCCCGTAATAGGTTGGATTCCACTCGGCTAGCGCGTTCTTCGGCCCCACTCTGTTCGCTGCTTTGTCGAGGTCGTTCCATTTCATGGAAGCCTTGATCTCCAGCACGTGCCACTTGGCGGGCGCCTGCACTAGGCCACGACACAGGCCGTCATAGAACCCCTTGAACATGCCGCCGAAGTCGGAAAAGCCATACTGCCCGCCCGTTTCGGGATCGCGCTCATGCACTTCAATCACGGCTTTGAGGCGACGTACCGCCACATCCTCGCTATGATGGCCGTCCTCGAATCTTTTCAGCGCAGGCGCATCAAAGATTGGCATACGGCAATGGCGTAGCTTGTACCACGATTGCCGCTCGCACTCCGCGCCCACCCACGAAGCGCCTAGCGAGTTGCTGTACCGCTGCTTGGCTGTAGCTACGATCTGAGCATCGGCGGCTAGCAGGGTGGGGTCGCCTAGGGGTGGGAGTTTAGGCACCGTGTCGCTTGCCTTGCTTATGCCCGATATAGTAGCTTTCCCCTTGATGCTCCTTGGCTGGCAGGCCGCACAAGCCATCCCTATAGCCAGCACCGAAATAATCGATTGCTACCGCCACCATGAAATCGATTGACTTTTGATCCATCTCATCCTCCACAAACTAGAAAGGCGAGCCTAAGCCCGCCCCTCCGTCACGTCAAGCCGTAAAGTGATTAGCCCTCGACCTTTTCGTACTGGTTCAGCTTGAAAAACTGAACCGGCTCGCCGTTCTCATCGTACCACTTGCCGTCGTCGGGGCTCTTGTACGCTTTCGGCTTGCCGCCGCCATTGGAGGGGGCAGGCGATGCAGGAGCGCCTGAACTGGCTTGTGCGGGCGCTGGTCCGCGTGGCGCACTGCCGCCGCTAATAGGCTTGAACGATCCGATATTATTGGACGGGCCGTAACCGTTCTTACCCTCTTGCACCTTCATTACCGCAATAAACGGCTTAAACAAGTAGTTGTCAGTTTCCCGCGCATCCTTGTCCGGCTCGCCGTTATTGGTTAGTCCAACTGCTGCCGCGAACTGATTGTTGGCACGCTGGCCAATCTCAGCCGGATCGGCGCCAGTCGGAATGTAGCCCGGAGGATTGGCGATATTGACATTTTGCCAGTGCTTACGGCCTTCGTTCGGGCCGGACGTAACGACCATCTCCCATACGACCATCTTCCCGCCCTTCTTAGTGTCGCGGAAATCTACGCTAATGGCCTGCATCGGCGTGTCGCCTACGGGCAGTAGCGGGAAGTCTCCTCCACCCTGCGGGAGGTCGTTAGGATCGGCCTGATAACCCATCTGTGCCATGGTATTTATCCTCCTTAGTTGAAGTAATCGGCGGGAAACGCAGCCGCGTAACGCGACCAATCGAACGGCTTATCCAGCACGACCTTAGCCGGCAGATCATGTCGGTTCTTGGCATCGAACGCCGGGCGCTTTTCGGCATACACCGATCGAGTGCCCACGCCTTTGCCGATGACCCGCTTTTGCATGCCATCCTTGATCTCGCTCGCCGCCGTGTCAAAGTTGGCGAACAGAATCATATCGGCCTTTTCCTGCATCACGGCGTTGGCCCGCTTATGCAGCTTCATTTCATAGCGATCGTATGACTGGCCTTCGGGGTCCTGAAACGTGCGGACGTGACTATGAGCAGTCATCGCCACAACGATGCCCATATCACGGGCGGCGCTGTTGATGTAGTCGAGCAATTCGCCCCACACGATATCGGCGGCGATATACCCCTTGCCAAATCCAGCATCCTCGATCGTGGTCCACCCATTGCGGCGGGCGGTTTCAGCCCACACCAGCGGCTCGATATGATCCAGGCTGTCGATGATGATCGTTTTGAACTCGCCGGCCTCGACCGCCGCACCGAACGCATCCTTCACGTCCTGAAACGACTGCGCGAGCGGGAAGTGCGGGATATCGTTCTTGCCCAATCCGCCTTCCGCGTCGATAAGCACGGGCGACGGAAGCGAGGCAAGTAGCGTAGTCTTGCCGACACCCGGCGGACCATGCACGATGATACGCGGCGGCTTCGCCTCGTTCTTCCTGATGAGCGATGATAGGGAAATTGCCATTTAGTCCTCCTTGCGTGCTTCGTCGGGTAGCGGCACCCATCCCATGGGGCGAAAAATAAAAAGATCGTCGTCATCGCCATCTGTTGTAGTGAAAAGATACCAATCGCCACCATCCCAATGAGCGCAATGAGGCAGTCCATCTTCTTCATCCCAGATGATAATGCGCGTTCCATCAAGAGGCGCAGTCTTCATGTCTCTCATTCTACTTCTCCTTCCTACTAATCTCAATCTTAGTCTTGCCCATCTTAAGCGTGCGAGCCTTATCGAACTCTGCGCGGATGCGATCAGGCATAGCGTTATACTTTGTCTCGCCAACAGTGGGCGACCAACTCATCCACTCAAGGTACTCGTCCTTGACGGACATCTCCTCCAGCGTTGCGCTATCCCATTCAACTCGTTTAGGCACCGTCACCTTGACATCGAACCCGTCGTCCTCACGGTGCGACGTGCCCGGTGCATTCTGCCCGCCATAGCGGCTTTCCAGCGCCTTGTCGAGTACCGCGCCGATTCGCTTGGTTCGGCCCTGTAGCGCGGCGTATTCCTCCTGTAGCGTGGCAAGCACGCTAACGGGCAGGGCCGATACATCGGCGGCGTTGGCGTCATGCAGGTCGGCGAGTAGCACGTTCAACTCTCCCAATTTCACCAATTACAACGGCTGCGGCAGTCCATGATGCAGCGGCAGCATAATGCTTTAGACATAGCCAAATCACGCTGGCCGCCATGCAAAACAAGAAATTAAATGCGTTCATCACTCACCTCCTATTGTTACAATCACCATTCCAGGCTTGCGCGGCTTATCGTAACTGATGCTCGGCAAGAACCGCCGGTCGTTTACGCCAAGCGCATCGGCAATCCCGTCAAAAATTCCTTTGCACCTGTTGACGTAGTTCCAACGATCACCGCGATTATCGGGCGGAATAAAGTGAACATGGGTAGAGATATCCCCATCCCAATCGATCACCATTCCACCCGCATCGGTCACCGCGCGAGCCGCCATGCGCCGCCACTTCTTTGTAGCCGCAGTCTTATCCCACCCCTTACCGTGCGTAGCATGGCCGGATAGGATCGATGGCGGGAAGGGGAGTTCAACGGTTAGCGTCATGCCGCAACATACCGGACGGCTCGACCGCCGTAACCCATACCGCTTAGATATCGAGTGCCGTCCTTGCGAGTTCGCCACCCTTCAAAATAAGCGACAAGTCGCTTGGCGCTTTCCTCATCATTGGTTACATCCAACTCATACCAACGGCCATCAAGATCATGGTCGCTTTGGTGTTGGACCTCAATGCGATACATCACCCCATCCACTCCTCTTGCCGAAAGCCCAGGCGGGTTGCTTTGGCGATCATATCGAATTCCGATAGCACGGATCGCCCCACCTGCCAACCGTCATCGCCATGCACCTTGGCGCGGTTGTACACGTTGGGAAATCGCTGCATCCGCAGGAAGCTAGCTGCCTCGCCCGCAACGCTGCTGTCGCGGGCGGCAACAGGCGCTTGCCAGAAGCTATCGAACACGCGAGCGACGAGCGCCTTGGGCGGGGCAGGCGCCTTCTCGCTAGGCGGCGTCCAGATGCGGAACTTGGCGATACCATGCTCCGCCCGCAGTTTGCGCCACACACCCTGCGTGGTGCCGTACTTACGCTCCATGGCGCGGTCGCTGCACGTAGGCAATTCGGCTAGTTGAGTAGGCGTGGGCACGAAGCAGCGGCTATAGGCTTTAGCCATTGGCTTTCTCCCGCTCCACCATATCGTT